GACAATATAAATATCACTGATGTTGATGTTATTAGTAATCAGTCGTTAAACGACCGCAATCCCGACCACACGGAAAATGTGGACGTTAAACGACCGCAATCTCAACCACAAGAGCAACCACAAAACAGCCTAAACAACGTAAAAGCCACGATTGACCAGTATGGCAGTGTGATACATCACATTCAAAAACACTATCAGCAATGTATGGGCAATATGTTAAGTACAACTGCTTACATGGAGATTGCCGAATTCTTAACAACAGGCGTAGAGGCACAGCTTATTTGCCGAGCCATTGATGCCAGTATCGATGCAAACGTCCGAAACTGGAATTATGCCAAAAAGATAGTCAATTCCTGTATTGTGCAAGGCGTTTTAACCCTTGAGCAATATGAAACAAACGAAGCCAATAGGCAGGCTTCTAAAAAGCGCATGAATGGGGGTGCATTAAAAAATGCAACCAATGGCAGAAGTTCTAAATACGCAGACAGTGACCCATATGAAAACATCGAGTCTGCCAGTTTTTAATGCTTTGGAGACCGACTCTAACGAAGGTGATGGAGTCTCCATTGTTGCACTAATAAACCTTGGTGCAAAAGCCGATTTCACAAAGCCTTTTGTAACATGTGATGCCTGCGGAAGTCCACGTCAAAGGGATGTTGATATAACGGGTACAAAGCACAGAGTGCCAATTATTTGCAAATGTAGGGCTGATGCTCTCCGGGCATATGAAGAACAAGAACAAGCCAAAGTAGTCCAACGGCGACTAGATAAGTTTAAGGCATATTCCTTGATGGATGATAGGTTTTTAGGCTCAACTTTTGAAAATTGGGTGACTAGAGACGATAATCGTGAATTGCTTAATCTTGGTAAAAAGTATTGTGAGAATTGGGAGACTATGCTTGCCAATAACCGAGGACTGCTTATACATGGCGTAGCTGGCAACGGTAAGACGTTTTTCTCATTTTCCATTGCTAATGAACTATATCGGCAAGGCAAAGCAGTCATGGCTATATCTGTTACACGTATCTTAGACATCATCAAAGACAGCTACGCTTCACACGGTGAGATGGGTGAGATTGATGTGTTTAATACTATTGGGGAATGCAGCTTGCTTATTCTTGACGACCTTGGTGTTGAATATAAAACCAACTGGTCTTATGAAAAATTGTACAGCATCATTGACACTAGATACCGTGCTAATAAACCCACAATTATTACAACTAACTTACACATTGACAAGAAAGAAAAAATTGATGAGTTGCGTGACAATCTCTCCGTAATCGATGCGAAAAGCAACCGCTATGACCCATCAGACAGAATTTACAACCGAATCGTTGAAATGTGCGCATTTGTGGAAGTTAGGGGCGAAAGTTGGCGTGTCCAAAAAGGCAGGGAAAATAAAAGAGCCCTATTTGACGAGTTGGGGCTAACAGGGAGGCATTGAAGATGGCAAAACGAATAATCATCCAAGATGAATATACCAGGGAGGTCGAGTTTGACGAGCAAGTGGATGGTGGCTATTCCCTCCAGTTCACCAAAAATACAGATGATGGCAAAATTCATATTAAAGGTCAGATTGATAACGGCAAATATAGTCATCGCCATTGGATAAAAAATTATGAGTACGTTCCGCTTGCAAAAAAGTTGATTGATAAGTTTGAAGAACTGCAACATGTAGATGTTAGACGGATTTTATTTATAGAGGATCATGTTTCTTACGAAACCAAACCACCTACGGGTAATCCTTGGATTGTTCAAGTTAAAAAAGCTAATAAAGAGCTTACAAAAGTGTGGGGCTATTGGTATGTATTTGAGATACGGCAACACCTTTTTGAACGTACATCATTTGAAAAGCGTATTGCTCTTTTCTACCACGAACTGCGACATGTTGGGGTGCTAGGTTCATTACATGAGCATGATATTGAGGATTGGACAGACATGGTTAAGACTTTAGGCGAGAATTGGGCAGAGAGTGGTGCCATGCTCTGGAATATTCTTGACCATAACTTCTCGTGGGGGCAGAAGCCACGGCAACTTACACTGCTCAATTTTGACAAAGACGCAGCGACACAATAAAGGTCTTTCACCGAAGACGGTTTAATAATAAAAGCTCATTGAAGCTGAACATAGGAGGTACGCATGCAACTACCAAGTATTGAGTTAAGGAGATTATTTCCCCACCCAAATAACCCAAGGGGAAATCTTGGTGATTTAACAGAACTGGCTGAGAGTATCAAAGTACGGGGGATACAACAAAACCTTACCGTTGTTCCCTCTGACTTGGAAACCTACGAGCGGAACATCAAAGGTAAAAAAGCCTATAGGGGCGATTACACGGTGGTTATAGGTCACCGCCGCACAGCAGCCGCAAGGCTGGCAGGTCTGACAGAAATACCATGTTTGATTATAACGGATATGGATTTAAAAGACCAAATTGCCGTCATGCTTGCTGAAAATATGCACCGGAAAGAGCTTACTCTTTTGGAAGAAGCACAAGGAATGCAGCTAATGCTTGATTTGGGTGATAGCGTAAAAGATGTTAGTACAAAGACTGGATTATCGAAATCCACGGTATACGGCAGATTAAAAATTGTAAAAACCTTCGGCAAAGATGCCATTGAAAGGGTGCAGGATAGACCAATTGAGCTTGGGGATTATGAAAAAATGTATGAAATCGAAAACCCGGAAAAACGTGCAGAGGTTTTTGAACAGGTTGGAACAAAGGAGTTTGATTGGGCATTAAATAGTGCAATAAATGCACAGAAAAAAGAAAAACAAAAGCTTCAGCTTATCGGTATAATCTCAAAGTTTGCTACAGAAACCAGTCCAGAAGTTTACCGTAGCTCAACAAAAAGCCATTACTTTAATTATTACAGGTACGATACCCATGACTTGGAGGCGGTACAGTCACTGGCAGCTGAAGTTAAAAAGTCAGGTGGAGAATATGCTGAAATTAAATTATTTTACACTGTGGAACATGGATTTAGCGGCATTACTGTATATGCAGTAGCTAACGAAAGTGACTTAGATACAAAAAAGGCTGCAACCCAGGCAGAAAAAGACAGAAAAGAAGCTTACAAAGCACGAATTAAAAGTATGTTTAAGCAAGCATATGAAATGCGGTTCGCATTTGCTAAAAAATTTAACGTAACTTCTGATACTTCAGAAACGGTTAAAAGAATGGCTGCATTTGCACTTTTAAGCCAAAAACATGCTGATGAAGAAACCATACGTGCATTATTCGGTATTGATAAAAAGTTCCGCCAGAGTTGGGAAAAAGGCGAAGATGAAACTCGTGAGGAAGCCCTTTCAAGAATCATTGGTAAACACTGCAATGTGCAAAATTTAGATACATTTGTATTTAAGGGTGCATATATCCGTATTGAACCGGGTAGTGTGAATTGCATTGATAATAGCGGTAAATATGAGTTTAATGAATCATTGGATATGATATACAGCTTCTTGACCAATCTCGGTTATGTCATGAGTGAAGAAGAGAACAAGCTGATTGCCGGAACACACCCTGTTTATAACGAAGCCCCATGAGAATGACAAAAGAAGAATACCGCCAATTTACAACAAAAAAATTAAAATCAAGCAAATACCGCAATGTGAAAACCGAAGTGGACGGCATAACCTTTGACAGCAAAGCTGAAGCGCAGCGGTATTCGGAATTAAAACTGCTGGCGGCCGCTGATGAAATTATAGGCTTCGGCTTGCAACCTTCCTTCACTCTGCCGGGTGGTATTCGATACAGACCAGATTTTATTGTTTGCAGCGAAGACGGCACGGTTTGGGTGGAGGATGTTAAAGGCGTAGAAACAGCAGGATTCAAGCTGAAAAAGAAGCTGTGGGATGAACACTACCCCTGGTTAGAATTGCGGGTGATTAAATCATGACGGAAAAAATAAATGAAATCCTATGTATTGATGATGTTTTTAAAGCCCCTCCAAGACTTATAGAGATCCTACTTGATAAAAATTTGCGTGAAACTATATTTCATCAATTCCTAGAACTGTTTAACCACAAGCTGGACGAGGATTTTTGGCATGTGTACTTTCAAGAGGAAGCTGCACAGCGAAAGAAGCAAAAGCAAGATTTCACCCCAATGTCTGTAGCAAGTTTGGTTTCAAAACTCACAGAGACATCAAACAACAATGGTATGCGTTATGAAGCTACTGCTGGCACTGGCGGCATGACCATTGCACGATGGAACTTGGATAGACTGGCAACCCTACCTTGGGATTATAAGCCTTCGCAGTATCTGTACATTTGCGAAGAACTAAGCGATCGTGCATTTCCGTTTCTGGTTTTCAACATGGCTATTAGAGGCATGAACGGTGCGGCTATTCACTGCGATGCGCTGACGAGAGAGTGTTATGGAGTGTTCTTCATTTCCAATGGTACTAATAATCCGAATGGGTTCTCCAGTGTAAATGTTATGCCGTACAGCCGTGAAGCAGAGGATTATTTCAAAATTAAGTTTATTGCAGCGAAATACCCTGCACATGTTGAATCTCCGTCCATTTTTGGTAGCAAGGGGTATAAGCAATGAATGCCAATACATTATTTTGTGATTATTTCGAGGACTGGGTACACACTTATAAACTTGGAGCTGTCCGACCTATTACTTATCAAAAATATCAGATGACTTTGCGGAGGCTCGTTGAGCTTGCACCCGCTCTAAAACTTGGCGAACTTGACAAACGTAGCTACCAACTTTTACTAAACAATTATGCCTTGACCCACGAGAGGCAGACAACAATGGATTTTCACCATCAGTTAAAATGTGCCATTATAGATGCACTTGATGATGGCTTGATAAAATCTGACCCAACCCGCAAGGTCATCATCAAAGGAAAAGCCCCGGCTGTTAAAAAACCTAAGTTTTTAAGCCAATATGAGCTGAAGTCACTTTTGGCAAATCTTAACCTCACAGATGAACCTAACTGGGACTGGTTTATTCTACTTGTAGCCAAAACAGGTGTGAGATTTTCGGAGGCTCTTGCCATAACACCAGGTGATTTTGATTTTGAAGGGTATAAAATTAAGATTACAAAAGCATGGAATTACAAATCTACCGAGGGCGGATTTGCAGACACGAAAAACAAATCCTCTGTGAGGACTATTCCAATTGATGCGCAAATAAGTATGCAATTTGCAAAGTTGACTAAGGGAATAGCGAAAGACAAATTGATTTTTGTTAAGGGTAGGGTTTTCAATTCAATACTCAATTGCCACCTTAAAGCATTATGTATAAAGGCAAATATACCAATTATATCGGTGCATGGACTGCGTCATACGCATGCATCACTGCTTATTTTTGCAGGTGTATCCATTGCAAGCATTGCAAAGCGTCTTGGTCATGCAAATACAACTACAACTCAGGAAACATATCTTCACATCATCCAAGAATTGGAGGATCAGGATAATGAAAAGGTTATCAGTCATTTAAATGGATTGTGATGTGTTTAATATTAATTTTAGGGATTTCAACACATAAGGGGGCATTCAATGAAGGAACTTATAATTGACAACTTTGCTGGTGGTGGCGGTGCAAGCACAGGCATTGAACTGGCAACTGGCCGTCCTATAGACATCGCAATAAATTACGATGAAGCAGCAATCAGCATGCATAAACTAAACCATCCACACACAAAGCATTATTGCGAAAGCGTGTGGGATGTAGATCCTCGCAAAGCAACAAATGGGAAACCTGTGGCGGTTGCTTGGTTTTCCCCGGACTGTAAGCATTTCTCCAAAGCAAAAGGCGGAAAGCCTGTCGAGAAAGACATTCGAGGACTTGCATGGGTGGCCGTGCGGTGGGCAGCAACAGTACGCCTAAGGGTAATCATTCTTGAAAATGTAGAGGAATTTAAGACTTGGGGACCAGTGAAAAACGGACAGCCAATTAAGGCGCAGTCTGGGCGCACCTTTACCAGCTTTATAAATGCCCTACGAAAATACGGTTACAACGTGGATTATAGGGAATTACGAGCCTGTGACTATGGCGCACCAACTATCCGCAAACGATTCTTTTTAATAGCCAGATGTGACGGTAAGTCCATTATATGGCCGAAACCCACTCACGGAGACCCAGCCAGCGAAGCGGTGAAAGTTGGAGCATTGAAACCTTGGCGAACAGCGGCCGACATTATCAACTGGACGCTTCCTTGCCCTTCGATTTTCGATACTTCAGAAGAAATATGGGAAAAGCACAGGCTTCGCATAGTACGACTGCTGGCCGAATCTACGTTGAAGCGCATAGCACGAGGATTACAAAAATTCGTATTTGAAAATCCAGAACCATTTATTGTGGATTTCAAGTTTGACAATTCACCTAAACGCAGCGGTGAGCCACTAAATACAACCACATCAGTAAATGGGTACGGAATCGTTACTTCGACATTAATTCAATACCACAGTGAACAATCTGATAAAGAAGTGCGAGGGCAAAGCCTAAAACGCCCACTTTTTACGGTTGACGGTGCAAATCGCTACGGATTAGTAATGGCTTTCATGTCCAAATACTACAGTGGCGGTCATAGGGGAAGCGGAAACGAAGTGACAGAACCTCTTAATACAGTTACCGCAATAGACCACAATGCCTTAGTTACCTCGCAGTTAGTGAAGTTCAAGGGTAAAGAATACGGTCACTCAACAAAAGAACCAATGCGGACTATAACCGCAGGTGGAGGTAATTATGGGGAGGCTCGTGCCTTCTTAATCAAATATTATGGTCAAGGGGATGCACAGGGTACAACCGAGCCACTCCATACAGTAAATGCCCAAGATAGATTCGGCTTAGTGACCATTCACGGTGAGCAGTATGCTATTGCTGATATTGGTTTGCGTATGCTTACTCCGAGGGAACTCTTTAATGCGCAGGGGTTTCCACCAGATTACGCAATAGCTTCTGGGATAGACGGCAAGCTAATCACCAAGACTTCACAAGTTGCCCGGTGCGGAAACGCAGTGCCTCCACCATTTGCAGAAGCATTAGTAAGAGCTAATTTGCCCGAAATATGTGGTGTGAAAATAGGAACAATGGCAGGTCTTAAAACTGCAATTGCCATTTAGTAAGAAGTCTATTGTGAAAACAATCACCGAAGTTATGCAAGAAATATGTAACTGCATAGGGGCAACGCCAGATTCACAAAAGACACATTCCCTCGAAAAAGCCCTGTCGGTGTTTAGTGGACATCAAAGGATTGCATTCTCAATATCTGGTGGCTCGGACAGCGATACAATTTTGGACTTATACGAATTGCTGAATCCTTATTTATGGGGCAAACCAAAAGCTAAATTTGTGTTTTTTGATACTGGGTTGGAATACGAGGCATCTAAGCGACATCTTGATTACTTGAAATGGCGGTATGGCGTACACATTGACAGCGAGAAACCCAGAAAAAGCATCCCTGTGGCTTGCCGTGAATACGGACTTCCGTTCATAAGCAAAGAAGTTAGCGACAACATCAGCAGGCTTCAGCGGTATGGCTTTGACTGGAATGACTCTCCCGAAGTAGCAACTCCCGAAAAATATGGAGAATGCAAGACTGCTCTGGATTGGTTTTTCTGCCGTAGGTCAGTAAGCGAAAATGGAAAAAGTGGTTATGACATAAGCCAATACAAACTCCTGCGTGAATTCCTTATGGCAAATCCACCGACCATTGCAATTTCTGAAAAGTGCTGTGACTTCGCTAAAAAATATCCATCTGCAGATTACAACAAAAAACACAATATTGACCTTATGGTCTTAGGTATGCGCCAAGCTGAAGGCGGCAAACGAGCCAGCAAGGGTGGATGCTTCTCATTTGGAGATGGCAACGAGGCAAATAAATGTAACCCAATTATGTACTGGTCTGATGCAGACAAAGCCGCTTATAAAAAATGGCGAGGTATCCGCTACTCAGACTGCTACGAAGTTTATGGCATGACTCGTACCGGGTGTGTTGGCTGCCCTTTCAATAGTAAAGCCGAGGACGATTTGAAAAAGGCAGAGCCGTTCGAGCCGTTACTCGTCAAGGCGGCACGTCATATTTTTGCTGAATCCTACGAGTACAAACGGAAGTATATAGAATTCAAAAATGGAAAGAAGGTATGAAATGAACGAGGAAACTTTGATATTTAGAGCATGGAGTGGCGATCAGATGATTCACTTTGGTGAGGGGTTTGTTAGCTACATGATGACGGATGAGGACACGTTGAAAGCATGGATGTTTTTTCCAATAGTGAGCGAGAAATTCAGCATGAGTGGCATGGATGTTATGCAATATACAGGACTGCAAGATAAAAACGGCACGAAAATTTATGACGGTGATGTACTGAAGCATGGCCATGCAGAAACCCTATATTTCGTTAAGTGGGGGAGAGGTCTCTGGGTTGCACTCCCATATGAGGCAAACTGGCAGGCTATAGATTGTGAAAAACTATGCGACATATACAGCCAAGTAGAAGTTGTCGGCCACGTTCACCAAGACCCAGAACTATACAAAGCAATCCAAGTGGGGTGAGGGCATGGGCTATTGGTTTGATGATAACGATACATTGGAAACACTCAAAAACCATCTATGTAGACGAACGCCAGATAGCATAAGGCAAGAAGCTGAGATGGAATTAAAAAACCGTGGTTTCTCAGATGAAGAAATATTCGAATGGAAGGATTGAATCGGCACAAGTGCAATGATTGTCCATTGTATGAAACTATAATCCGAGTTATGAAAAGATAATCCAATATATGAAAGGTTGGCAGGGGCTACATGGATAAACTGGACTACGCACTTTTGGACTGCATACTGAATACTTGCCAAGCAGCCACCAAAATGAGTGCGGCAGGCCGAAAGAGGATTCTTTCGGAAATAGATGTAAAAAACGACACCCTATATCGCAGACTTACAAAGCTAATCGAAAATGGGTACGTTTCAAATGGTATCAAGGAAAGCAGGGAACACACCTATTTCATCACCGAAACGGGTAAAAATGCGCTGAAGGAGGCCATGAAATGAGAAGCAACATAGGATTTATCGCAGTGGGGCAAGGTGGCGGCAATATTGGCTTGCTGTTTGAGAAACTTGGGTACACAGTTCTATTTATGAACACTTCCAAGGAAGATTTATCTACCCTTAGTGAAGCCAAGCATACCCACCACATAAAAAACGGAGAGGGGTGCAACAAAGACCGTGACAAAGCCAAGAATTTAATAATTGAGGACTTTGACGGCATTTCGGAGCAGATAAAGCAAAAACTCAAAGAAGAATATGTCTACGTCATATTTAGTTCTGGAGGCGGCACAGGCTCTGGCTCATCCCCTATGCTAATGGATTTACTTATACAACACACCGACAAGAAGGTTGGTGCAATTACGATTCTACCCTCTCGCACCGAGCCGCTAAAAGCATTCATCAATGCTTATGAGTGTTTTAAGGAAATAGAAGAAATCGAAAACACCTGCGCCACCTTCGTTTTAGATAATAGCCGGGGCGATAAAATTTCAATAAATAAAACCTTCGTAGATTTATTTAACACATTCATTGATATTCCGAAGCATCGCCATGTAAGGGGCAACATTGACATGGCTGAAATGAAAGAATTGCTCTCCACCCGTGGAGCAGCGATTATAGGCAAGATGGGGAAGAACACAAGCAACACGCCCAGGCTTATAAAATTGTTTAAGGAAAGCGTCTTTGCAGCACCAGAAGCCGACCGGGTAATCAAATATATTGGGCTTTCGGCATCTACCAAAATAGACCTTGATGCGGTCATGCTGGAAACAGGTACTTGTTTGGACGTATTCCAAGGAACAAACCAAGAAAATACCATCGGCATATTTTGTGGGCTGACCCTTCCGTATACTGCGCTGGCTGAAATGCGAGAAAAAGTAGAAGGTGACCGAGAGGATGTTCAGAAAAGCCTTGTAGCCACAAGCAAAACCAAACTGACCGAGGGTATAAACTTTCTGGTCGACACGCAAGCAAAAAAGCCTATTCCGACAAAATCAGAAGTTTCAGATGTGTTTGCGAAGTATAGACGTAAGTAGTAGGTGATTCTGGTGAAAGCGATATTGGTTTTTGATATGCCTACGTCTTGCAAGGACTGCATTTTAATGTACCCAAATGCAAGCAATCTTGAATATATGTGTGTTGCTTCCGATTCGAGGGTTGTAATTTCGGCATTTAGTGATGATGACGAACCGCCAGTTGATTATTCGGATTCAAGGGCTCCATTCTGCCCCTTGCAATTTGTGCCGAGCGTTTACCTTTCCGTTATAGATAAAATAACGGAAGCTGGGAAAGAGGGAGGTTTGTCGTAATGAGCGATATTTGCCCCGGAACATGTATTCATTTGAATAGCGATAAAAGATATTGCAAAGAGTGGAAGCGCAAGCTGGGCTACTCAAAACATAAGGGTGCAATTTCATTTACTGCATTTTTCAAATGTAGAGAATGTATGGCTATGGATGATGACGACCTGTTTGAAGAAATCATGCGAGAGGAAAATTCCAAATGAAACCCATAATATTCAGCACTCCAATGGTTCAGGCAATTTTAGCAGGCAAGAAAACACAAACGAGACGAGTAATTAAGCCCAGATATGATAACAGCGTGTTTGAGTTTTATAAGGACATATTCTGCGAAGCAGAGCCCCCAACGCCATCGGTAAAACTGCCAAACGGAATGATGAGGCACAAGGTACGTGCTTTCGTACCTTGCAAACAAAGATATGCTGTCGGTGACATTCTCTGGGTGCGTGAAACATGGTCGCCAAATATATTCAGTCCCGCTGCTCGCCATATTCCAGAGAATACAAAGTTCGTGTACAAGGCTGACGCATATCGGGGCAATCCTTTTTACGACTACGTTACACAATGGAAGCCGTCTATCCACATGCCAAAAGCAGCCGCTAGGCTATTTCTTAGAGTAACAAGGGTGCGAGTGGAGCGTATTAGAGATATTGTTCCGAATGATGTTATGGCAGAGGGTGGTTTTTACAATCTAAGCCAATTTAAGGATTTGTGGAACATCATTAATGCCAAGGGCGGCTTTGGCTGGGAGGATAATCCGTGGGTATGGGTGTACGAATTTGAAAGGGTGGAAATGCCATGACAAACAATGAGGCTATAGATGTGCTTAAGATAATAAGGCGTAAAGAGTTAGCGGAAAACGCCAAAACAAACAAACTTTGCACAAATCCTTCCGAGAGCATCGGTGCAAAGGCAATTGAGTTTGCTATTGAAATTCTAATCGATACAGAGGGGTTGGCAAAAGAGCGTGACGAGTACAAAGAACTGTTTGATGCTGTACTCAAACGAGGGGTTGCATTGGAAAGAGCAGTAATTGATTATGCCCCCTGTTGGGCTTGCAAGCATGAAGAATCGTGTGAGAACAATAATTCACAATGGTGTTGCAATAGTGCGTTTGAATATGATGTTTTGCGCTTTGCTATTGGAGGTTATAAAAGTGAAAACCTGTGAACGTAAAGGATAGTGGCGAATATGCATTGCTTGCGGTAGGCAGTGGCAGTGGCTTGAGAACTCAAAATAAAAACCGCCTCCCAAGCAAATGGAACAGCGGCTAGTTAAGTAACGCTTTGACACCGTTATTATAACGAGCTAAGTACCTATTTGTCAATTTCGGGAGGGATTTTATATGTCAATGACTTTAGAAAAATTGGAACAAATTATATACATGAAAAGCGAGATTGCCGTGCTTGGTGACCGTTTGAAAAAGGCTTCGGAGCATGAATTTGTTTCTGATTCGGTGAAAGATTACCGCTCTGGCTTTGGCATCCCGATAGTGATCAGTGGGTATGCATTGCCAAATCGTAAAAAGGTTGAAAGACTCCGTAGAAAGATTGAGGAGCGTGTTGCCAACCTTGCAGAAAGCATATTAGAGGCAGAGGAGTATATCGCTACCGTTGTTGATAGTAAAATTCGGACACTTTTAACGCTGCGCTTTTTAGAAGGTTGCGAATGGCGAGAAGTTGCTAAGCGTACAAGCAAGCGAATGACTGCGGATTCTGCACGAATGACCGTAACAAGATTTTTTGAAAATTTATGAAACTCGTTCGTTTTGTTCCGCACGTTCGTTTTGACCCTGTTATAATGGTAGCGTAGCATTTTAGGCGCATATGACACCTGCACCCACACGGTGGCAGGTGTTTTTTCGTGAAAATAACGCCCCAGACCATGCAAGCGGTGTAGACCCTACCACTGCACCGTTTGCCCTGGGCGCAAAGGTGGATAGAAATGAATGGTATGGAAAAAAGCACAGAACGCATGGAGAGGGTTGCTGTAAGCAAGCTAATCCCCTATGCCAGAAATGCGCGAACTCACAGCGATGAGCAGATTCTTCAGCTTCGCTCCAGTTTGCGTGAATTTGGATTTATTAACCCCGTGCTGATAGACAAAGACTACAGCATTATTGCAGGACATGGGCGAGTAATGGCGGCAAAAGCTGAAGGCATGGAAGAAGTACCTTGCGTATTTGTCGAGCATTTAACCGAAACCCAAAAGAAAGCCTATATACTGGCCGACAATAAGCTGGCTCTAAATGCTGGCTGGGATGAGGCAATGCTGGCATTGGAAATTGAGGAATTGCAATCCCTTGACTTCGATGTGGAATTAACAGGCTTTGACCTTGAGGAAATTGAAAAGCTATTCGCAGAAAGTACAACCGACAATCCTTCCGAAGTCCACGAAGATGATTTCGATGCAGACGAGGCGGTCGCTGAGATTGAAACCCCTGTATCGCAGCGTGGAGATGTTTGGTTGCTTGGCAACCATCGGCTTATGTGCGGTGACAGCACTTCACCAGCCGATGTCAAAACGCTTATGGACGGTAAAGCGGCACGATTTGTATTTACAGACCCTCCATGGAATGTAGATTATGGCTCTGATGCCCGACACCCAAGCTGGAAAGCCCGGCAGATATTAAACGATAAAATGAGTGCCGATGACTTCGGTGCTTTTTTATTATCAGCGTTCAAATGTATGGCAGAGGTTTCCGAAGCTGGGTGCATGGTGTATGTTGCCATGAGTGCGCAGGAGTGGAGTAACGTAATGACTGCTATGCGTGAGGCTGGCTATCACTGGTCAAGCACGATTATATGGGCAAAAGATTCTCTGGTGCTGTCACGCAAGGATTATCATACACAATATGAGCCCTTGTGGTACGGGTGGCTGGATGGCGGCAAGCGATTATATCCGCTGAAAGACCGTAAGCAATCCGACCTTTGGCAAATCCCACGCCCAAAAGTATCACCAGAACACCCAACCATGAAGCCTGTGGCACTGGTTGCCAAAGCAATGCAAAACAGTTCTAATAAAGGTGATGTCGTTTTAGATTTATTCGGCGGCTCTGGCACAACAATGATTTCTGCCGAGCAGACCGAACGCATATCTCATTTGATGGAACTTGACCCAAAATACTGTGACGTAATTGTCCGTAGATATATTGAACTCCTCGGAAGTTCAGACAGCATTTTTCTACTACGCAGCGGTGAAAAGATGCCGCACGATAATGTATAGGCTGACACTAGGCTCTCTCTTTGACGGCTCTGGAGGTTTTGCCCTCGCTGGAGCGTTGTATGGGATAGAGCCGTTATGGGCTTCGGAAATTGAACCGTTCCCCATCCGTGTCACTACAAAGCGGCTTCCGGCAATGCACCATTTAGGTGACATCACCAAAATGGATGGTGCGGCAATTCCTCCTGTGGATATAATCACGGGCGGCTTCCCGTGCCAAAACCTATCAATGGCAGGCAAACGTGACGGTCTGCATGGTGAACGCTCCGGGCTTTTCTTTCAAATGGTGCGTGTTATCCGTGAAATGAGGGAAGCTACAAAAAATAAATACCCTCGATTTGTAGTAGTAGAAAACGTGCCTGGTATGTATTCCAGCAGCCAGGGCAGAGACTTTCGGGAGGTATTGAATGAACTCGTTAAAATCAAAGACAAAACCTTATCTATACCTATGCCTCAAAAAAAGTGGCTCAGCGCAGGCGAAATCGTGGGAGATGATTTTTCCCTCGCATGGCGAACTCTCTGTGCGAGTATGTGGGGAGTCCCCCAACGTCGTCGCCGTTGTTTCCTTGTCCTCGATTTTGATGGCAAACGTGCCGGAGAGATACAATTTAACGAGTCGCGCCTGTCTGGGAATCCTCCGCAGGTCATCAGCCAACGGCAAAGAACTGCCAGCGATACTTCGGATTCCATTGGAAGCTCAAGCGATAAACGGACGGTAGTAGGATTTGAACCGGGTGCAGTGTCTCGCCTCGGATATAACGGTCATGCTTGGGAAGATAAAGCATCCACCATAAGAGCCGACATGGGCGATAACCAATTAGCTGTGGCGGTAGAAAGCCATCCAAACGACAGCCGCATAAAATTAAACGAAAACGGCACAGTCCAAACCCTTACAAAGCGGATAGGAATAGGTGGTGGCAATGTGCCGTTGGTGTTAAAAGAAGAAAATGCACAGGCGCATTTGTTCGGAATATGCTCACAGGGCAGTAATTCTATGAAGTCAGATAATCCGAACAGTGGTATATATGAAATGGAAATCAGCCGCACACTTGATACGGGAGCATGTTCTGGTAACGGTGGTCAAGTAGTGGTGTGTATGGAAGGGAACGCAATGCGCCCTTCGCACCGTGGCAACGGAATCAATAAAAATGTATGCTTCACCCTTAACACCGTGGAAAGACACACGGTTATGGTTGAAAAAGACCCTGCCTATGCAATGATCCCAGGCAGTTTTACAAGAGTATTTCAAGAGCAGTCACCTACATTGTGCGCTCGTGACCTCAAAGACCCTCCGCTAGTAGGCCAAAGCCGATATATTGTACGGCGGCTAACTCCGCAGGAATGTGCTATGCTACAGGGGTTCCCCTTTGACTGGTGTGCTGGCTTGGAAACCCCAGATCCAACCGAAGAAGATATTATTTTTTGGACGGAGGTATTTGAAACCCACCGGAAAGCTGTGGGGAAATCTAAGAAGCCGAAAAGCCGTAATCAAATAATAAAATGGCTGAAAAACCCACACACGGATGGGGCGGAATACCGCCTTTGGGGTAATGGCGTGGCATTGCCCTGTGTTTCCTTTGTCCTTGGTGGTATTGCACATGAAGCTATGAAGAATACCTCTTGATTTTTGGTATATTTACAACTGCTTTAACGCTTGCTTTTGCAGCCAAGCTGAGTGATTAATGTATATAGCGGAAACGCAACAAAACCCCCAAGGAGGAAACAAAAATGACAGCAATCATGAAAAAGGTAACAGTAGACAACCACAACGAGGACTTGGTAGCCTTCGCACAAGCAATTGACTTCACCCCGCTTTTTGAACACACAAAGGAACTAGCAAAAGTTGACTGCGCTTTCTGTCAGCCAGAAATAACAACCATTCGAGGCAGAGTACACATCAGTTTCATGTCAGATGATATAGCCAGCCAGACTGGGGCATTTGCGGCAATACTTGAAAGATGCAGCTTAGCCAGCTTCAGCAACGGAGTGTTCAAAGATGAAGAAACCAGCGAACTTGGCTATTGGGTGCAAGTAAGCATTCAATACGAGCATAAAGGTGGCGGTTCAAACGGTATGGAAGTAACAAACGCACGATATACAGAAAACGGTGGATGGACTTTTAGAAATGCTGGACAATGCTAATCGGGAGATAAACAAATGGATAGAATAGACTTTTAGGAAAAGCAACAACTAACCTAAAAATGTAAACAACTGAGCCAGCCCCTAGGGGCTGTGTCTCGTACAGATAGATGATACTGACCCCTACGGTGGTCTTTTTTTATTTCACGAGTAAAGGTGGTGAAAATCAATGATTGAATCATGGAGAGACATTGAAGGATATGAAGGACTCTATAAAATAAGCAACCTTGGTAATGTTTTGTCCGTTCGCTGTGGTAAGCTACGGAAACTCTCTGTAAATCAGTATGGATACCACCAACTATGGCTGAGCAAGAATGGCGTACGCAAATGCCATTTAGCGCACCAGCTTGTTGCGCGAGCATTTATCCCAAATCCTAATCAACAACCGCAAGTAAACCACAGGGACTTAGTTAAGCTAAACAATAGCATCAGCAACCTTGAATGGTGTAGTACATTCCAAAACAATCGGCACTACCATTCAATTCGCCTCGGACGTGAGTGCTTGGATGTAGAAATGATATGCATAAATTCAGGTAATGCGGTTGGCAGATTTAAAGGATGCCGCGAAGCTGGGAGAAAAACGGGCATTCAGTACATTAACATTATGAGATGCTGTAATGGGCAAAGGAAATCCGCAGGCGGTTATAGGTGGCGGTGGTTGAAGGATGCCTAAACCACGCAGTCCAAATAGAGATAAGGCATTTGAAATATTTAAAAAGCACAATGGCGAGATTGAAAACCGCCGCATTGCTGAGCAGCTTAATGAGAATGAAAAGCTTATTGCAGTTTGGAAGTCCCGTGACGGCTGGCTTAAAAAAAACAATGATGTACAGCAAACGAATGACGTACATCAAACATCAAATGAAAATTGTACATCAAAACCGTACAAAAAAACATCTTCAAATAATTCCACAAAAAAATCCGCTTCAAAAAAAGTAAAAAATAATGAGAGCGGCACTCCCGATAAAACCAACACGCAAAATCCAAAAGCACGGTTCGGCAATAATAATGCTGCAGGAAATAAAGGCGGTTTAGGTGGTCCGACAGGAAACTCTTTTGCTGTTAAAACAAATGAATATAGGAATTTATTTTTTAAAGGGGCAAATCTTGATTTGGACGAAAATAAACGAGCTGTCCTCGATGCTGATTACGACAGATATACCCGGCAGCTTATTTTGATAGACACCTTGACATATAGGGAAATGCTCATATTAGAAGAAATGCATTCGTTAAAAGAACACCCAAGCGGCATGATAATCGAAAGCGTCACTAAAAATAAGGGAACGACCACTCACTCATATACCAACCGTAACAAGAATCAGGAGTCGTGGGAGGGCAACAGTTCCACCGAGGCTGTTGACACTGCTACCCACGTAGCCCGTGCGGAGTCAGAGCGTAGGGATAGGTTGGGTGAAGCCCTTACTCGGGTACAAGGTAGACTGCAAAAGGCTATAGAGGTATGGCACAAGATGGAAATGGATTCTGAACGTGTTGAAATTGACCGCACAAAACTTGAACTCCAACGTCAGCGTATAAGTGGTCAGATAGACCTTGATGAGTTGCTGGACGGTGATGACCTTGGGCTAGAGCTTGAAGAATAGTATACGTTGTTGCCAAGTAAAGAAGTGTTCTTGGCTTCAGCCGACACCCTCATGGTTCCTTTCGGGCTATATCAACCCCTGCGGGTGCGCAAGGCGCAAGGCTTTTTTAGTTTTCAAAAATAATTTTTCATTTCCATTTTTTCCGGGAGGTTTCGCCCATGGGCAATCAAGGCAAGATTTATACTCGCAAAGCTATAGCCCAAGTGCTGATGATCTCGGAAAAACGGGCTAAGCAACTAACCGATGACGGAATTATTGAAGAATTTTCGCAAGGGCATTATAAATTACTTCCAGCTATACAAGGCTATGTCGGTTATTTGCAGTCAATGGTTAGCGGTGGCTCGATTGATGGCAACGAAGAGAAAGCACGGCTTACCCGTATAAAACGTGAGGATGCCGAGTTGGATTTGCAAGTAAAGCGAAACGAGTTACACCACGCCCATATCGTAGAGTTTATTGTGACAAATTCGATTTTGGCATTCAAAGCCAAGATGGAAACGTTGCCGTATAAAGTGCTTCCCCAACTCATGGCAATTCCAGACGGTAGCGACAAATCGGAACGCATCCTTGCCATTCTGAAAAAATCAACGGCTGAAGCGTTAACGGAACTGGCTGCCTATAACCCAGAGGATTTTACCGGGGGAAAATTTAGCACTGGATTGGATGTGCCAGTTGAGGGTGATGACGAATGATGGAGCAGCGACCACACATCGAACCTCACACAGGTGAACTTTTCAAGAAAATATTTCACCGTCTTTTGCCTTACGATGATATGACTTTGGCAGAATGGGCGGATAAATATAGACGGCTTCCTACCGAAAGCAGTGCTGAACCAGGACGATGGCAAACTTCAAGAACGCCATATTTGAAAAAGATAATGGAATGTCTCACGGACCCCAAAGTACACGAAGTAATAATGGAGTCATGTGTTCAAATTGGAAAATCAGAATTTTTGCTAAATGCTATGGGTTACTTTGCACACAAGAGGCCGACATCTGTGTTGATGGTACAACCTACTGTAAAAACAGGGGAGCGATTTTCAAAAGAACGTATAGCACCTACCATCAGGGACACACCTGTACTTCGCTCTGTTTTTAGTCCAGAAAGAAGCCGTGATGCCGCAAATACAATTACGCAAAAAATGTACCCCGGTGGATACTTGGCTATAGTTGGCGCAAATTCTCCTTCCGACCTTGCTTCTCGCCCAGTTGAAGTTGTGCTTGCAGACGAAGTTGACCGTTGGCCGGAAAGTGCAAAAGCAGAAGGCGATCCCTTAACGATCGTTGAAAAACGTGCAACAACATACCAGTACACATATAAGATATTAAAAGTTTCATCTCCAACAATAGATGGGATCAGTCGTATTCAATTCGAGTACGAGCAAGGAACAATGGAAAAATGGATGCTTCCATGCCCTGTATGTGGTGTATACCAAGAACTTCTTTGGCATGGTGTTAAATTTAGCCATCTTATAGACAGGGAAACAGACAAAATTGACGAGACTGCGGGAGATGTCATGTACGAATGTGAATCCTGTGGAGAGAGCAATAATGAATTTGCCTGGAAAGTTGGCGAGGGTGAGTGGTTTGCAGAAAATGAAAACGAAAGTGTAAAAAGTTTTCGCCTTAACGCTCTGGTAAGTCCTTGGATGACATGGATAAAAATCGTCAAAGAATTTTGGAAGTCAAAAGGAGATAGTGAAATGATGAAGGTTTTTACAAACACTATTCTTGGGCAGGTCTTTATCATTGATGGCAAATCCATTGATCCAGAGGCACTTTACAATCGCTGCATAGAGTACAATTCTTTAGTGCCTAAAGATGTGTTGGTTCTTACTGCTGGGGTAGATGTGCAGGACGATCGCTTTGAATTAGAGATTGTGGGATGGGGAGAAAACAAGGTCAGTTGGGGTATTAAATATATAAAAATATATGGTGATACATCCGAAACAGAGACATGGGAAAAACTTGATCAACATTTACGTGTCTCGTATGCTTGTGAAGATGGCACCGTGCTTCCGATTTCTACTGCGTGTATTGATAGCGGTGGTCACCGCACAACGGAAACTTATAATTTTTGTAAAAAACGTGAAATTCGTGGTGTATGGGCAATTAAAGGCAAGGGCGGCTCAGGTATGAATATTGTACATACCTACAGCAAAACAAAAAAAGTGAAAAACCATCTTTTTACTATAGCTGTTGATGCAGCGAAATCAAGATTGTTTTCACGCCTTGCCGAAAAAGACACTGAAAAAGCTGGCTACTGCCATTTTCCATCAGATGATGAATACGACCGCAAGTACGATGATGATTATTTCGAGGGCTTAACCTCTGAAGTAAAGGTTGTAAAATTGGTAAGGGGCAGACCGCATACGGAGTGGAAGCTAAAATCTGGCGCACGAAATGAGCCGCTGGATTGCCGTGTTTATAATATCGCAGCCATTGAAATTCTGAATCCTAATTTTGAAGAACTGAAAAGGCGCAGAGTTAATAAAATCTCCGCCAAACCAAGAAGAAGGCGTGGTACAGTTAGCCGAGGAGTTGATATTTAATGACTAGACAAGAAGAAATACACAGTGCAAAAGAAATGTTAAAAGGCTGGATGGCTGCAGAAAAAGCAGTAATGTCTGGTCAAGAGTACCGCATTGGCTCTCGCAATTTGAGACGAGCTGACCTGCAAGATATTGGGCAACGTATTAAATACTGGCAAAGCGAAGTTGAACGTCTGGAAGGTCGTTCTCGTATTCGAGTACAGCAAGTTATTCCTAGAGACACGTAGGAGGTATCGGTAGTATGAGTCGTAAAATAAGCTTGTTGGATAGAGTAATTGCCGGTCTTGCTCCTGGTATGGCTTTGAAAAGGGAAGTGGCTAGACAAAAATTAGTATTTATGAACTCTGGATATTCACATCACGGTGCAAATACCCATAAAAAATCTATGAAAGGCTGGGATAGTGAAAGCAGTTCACCCAGTGATGACATAAACGATAATCTTCCAAAGTTACGAGAGCGTTCAAGGGATTTGTATATGGGTGGTGCAAATATTGCTACAGGTGCAATTAAAACTACACGCACAAATACAATCGGTTCTGGTCTTATTTTGAAACCTTCTATAGATGGTGATTTTCTTAAAATGAAAGATTCTGAGGTTGAGATGTGGGAAAAGAACACAGCCAGGGAGTTTGAGTATTTTGCCAACTCCGTAAATTGTGATAGATTCAGATTAAACAGTTTCTATGAACTTCAGCAGTTAGCTTTTATAAGTATGCTATTATCAGGTGATGTGTTTGTACTGCTTCCATACAGAGAACGAGCAGGTTTTATTTATGATCTACGCATACAACTTGTAGAAGGGGATAGAGTTTTAACCCCATCGGATAAAGAAAGCGAAGGCAATATCAGTCAAGGTGTAGAAACCCGAAGCGGAGAAATTTTCGCTTATCATATTTCTAATCATTTTCCTGGCTCTGCTACTGATGATCAATCATTTAAGCGAATTCCAGCCTTTGGTTCTGCAACCGGGAGGCGTAATATCCTTCATCTAATGGAATCTGAACGTCCAGACCAAACAAGGGGTTTACCAATATTATCTCCTGTAATTGAAAGTTTGCGTCAACTTGGAAAATATACTGAAGCAGAACTACGAGCCGCTGTTGTAAGTGGCTTATTTACTGCCTTCGTATATTCAGAAACGCCCCAAACCGGACTTGGTGAAAGTATGTCGCAAGATGAGCAGATAGACGCTGACAATGACTACACTTATGAACTAGGACCAGGTGCAGTTGTTACACTTGCCCCCGGTGAAAAAATTGATACGGCAAGCCCCGGCAGACCAAATGTAGCTTTTGATGGTTTCGTAAATGCTGTTACACGACAGACCGGTGCAGCCTTAGAAATTCCATATGAACTTATGAATAAACATTTTAGTGCTTCATATAGTGCAAGTCGAGCATCTTTACTTGAAGCATGGAAAATGTTCCGAATGCGACGTAATTGGTTTTCAAAAAGATTCTGCCAACCAATCTATGAAGAGTGGCTGACCGAAGCAGTAGCGAAGGGACGCATATATGCCCCCGGCTTTTTCAATGACCCCATAATTAAAACTGCTTATTGCAAAGCCGTATGGCATGGTCCATCTCAGGGGCAAATTGACCCATTGCGTGAAGTGACTGCTGCTATAAGGCGTATTGATGCAGAAATAAGTACAAGAGAACGTGAAGCAGCTGAAATGACCGGTACAGATTACAACGTAAACCATAGGCAAAGAGTAAAGGAGGAAACTATGCGTAGAGAAATAACAAAAATTATAGAAGGTGACGGTGATAAATAAATGGGTAAGAAAAAAGATGTCCAGCAATTTTGGGAGTTTAAGAACAGCCTAAAATCTGATGATGAAGCTACCTTGTATGTGTATGGGGATATTGTCACTTATGACCTTGAAGACTGGAACTGGCCAGACGATGTCGTTCCCAATAAATTCAAAAATGAACTTAATGCACTTGGTGATATCCAGACCATTAATGTACGGATAAACTCAAGTGGTGGTAGTGTTTTTGCAGCTTACGCCATAATGAATCTTCTTAAATCCCATCCGGCAGAAATAATTGTATATATTGATGGTATTGCAGCAAGTGCAGCTACACTCATTGCTATGGCAGGAGATAAGATTATAGCTCCTATTGGCTCTGTGCTAATGATACATTTACCTTCTACAGGTGTTCGGGGTAATATAAATGATATGCAAAAAACTATTGATGTTTTAAATACCATCACGGAAAGTATGATAGATGTATATCATGCAAAAACGGGAATAGACAAAACTACTCTTAGGGTGATGCTTGATGAAGATAGCTGGATGACTGGTTCTCAAGCCCTGGAAAAAGGTTTTGTAGATGAAATTACCGACTTGGAAGTCGTTGCTTATCTCAGTGAAGATAAAAAGACGGCTTTTTTTAATGAAATTGGTATTAATCTTAAAAAGGTTCGCAATAAGGATGTGCTTATGGCTATGTTACCGTCACATCCGAAAAATAAATCAACAAATGTCCAAAATAAGAAGGAGGAATATGTAATGGTAATGAACCTTGCAGTATTGCAAGCAAACTATCCGGATATTTATACCGAGGTATTTAACATGGGTATGACCCACGGTACATCTCCGGATACAATATCACAAGCCAGAAATGAAGGTCGTACAGAAGGAATAGCTGCTGAAAGGAAGCGTATTCAAGAAATAGACAATATTGCACTCCCTGGTATGGAAGCTCTTACAAACAAAGCTAAATTTGAAACATGTATTACAGCCGAAGCATATGCAATGGAACTTATAAAATCTCAAAAAGAGCAAGGTGTTAATTTTCTAAACGCTTCTAAAGCAGATGCTATCGCAGCCGGGCTTGATGGCATTCCAGCTGCTGGTGAACAGTTCAACAACGATGACGCCGAAGTAGATGCATTATTAGCGTCTTTAGCTAAAGAAGATAATGACTAGGAGGCAAATTTATGATAGTAGGCAGATTTGAACCAGATAATCTTATTGCAGGTAGTGATTACCCACTTGTTGCAACAGCAGTTATTGTTCATGGACCCGATACTGAAGGCGAAACAGAGTTTAAGCGTGGAGATGTTATTGCTTTTACTTCTGAAAGTAAGCCAGTTTTGGTTGATTCAGAAGGTCAAGATGGCGAAGGCAGAGCAGTTGGAATTATGTGTGATGATGTGACTGTAAAAACTGGTGAACAAATTACAACTAATATGTATATCAAAGGTGAGTTTAACCAGCGTGCTTTACGATTTGGAGGAGCTGATATCGTAGATAAACACAGGCAACATATGAATGAAATCGGATTAGTTATCCGTGAAACTAGGAGGTAATAAATATGGCAGTAAACATTTATGAACCAAAAACTATGCTAAAGATGGTTGAATCATTACCGCCACTGCATACATTTTTGAAAAGTACGTTTTTTAATAGGAATAATTGCTTTGATACGCACACAGTCACATTTGATATTGTTAAAAATGGTATGCCAATGGCTCCTTTCGTAAGCGACCGTATTGGAAATACGGTACTTGAAAGAAACGGAATGGAAACAGTTGAGTTTACCCCTCCACTAATTGCACCTATGCGTCCGCTAAAAATGAGTGACCTCACTACAAGATTACCTGGAGAGGCTCAGATAAACGGTTATAATCCAAATAAAAGGCGAGCTCAACTTTTACGTAGAGACATGAAGGATTTAGAACGTTCAATCACACGACGTGAAGAGTGGATGGCTGCACAAGCTCTTTTCAGTGGCAAATTAATTATCATAGGTCAAGGTGTCAATAAGCAGATTGACTTTGGATTTGAAAACAACATGGTTGCAGATGTGCCGTGGAGTGATACCAAAAATTCAGACCCTATGCGAGATTTACGTGAAGCAAGGAAAAAAGCATCTCGTTCGGGATATTCCCCTAATATAATGATTGCTGACTCTGACACAATTGATAGTATGCTTGATAACGAACGTGTGCAAAAATACTATGATAATTCTGGCTTTCGTGTTGGAGTAATACAACCTCATATATTAGAGAATGGAGCGACATACTATGGATTTTTACGTCAAGCTGGACTGCATATTTATTCCTATGACGGTGAATTTGCTGACAATGACAACGAAAATCCAGACAAACCGGGTGTATCCCCCAGTGATAAAGGCTTTGCAGCAAAGGTTTATAATCTAATACCAAAAGGTAAAGTATTTGTTGGTTCTACAAATATGCCTGCGGAAATGCTTTATGGTTTATTAGGAAATGTAACTACAGGTGCAGTAGTTAAGCCTAGAGCTACCCATACTTGGACAAATGATAAAGGTACTATACGGAATTTAGAAGTTACCTCAAGACCTCTTGCTTGCCCCAAAGATGTTTCTTCATGGGTATTGATTGACGTAGGTGAGGAGGACTAAGATGGCACAATATATAATTCTTAAGCAATTTGAACTAAAGGGTAAAATATACTACAAGGATAAGCTTATTGATTCAGATATGCTCACAGAATCCCATATCAAACGTCTTATTGCAAAAAAATATATTTCTCCTCTACAGAAAATGGATTCGTCATATGAACCACAGGCATATTATGAATTGGTAGATGAGTTCCTTACTCCTATGGAAGTCAATAAATTAAAAAAACCTGACTTAATAAAATATGCTGCACACATCGGTGTGGAGAATTTTGATGTAAGTGCGGAAATTGTAGAGCAAAGAGAATTGGTAAACGCTTTTATAGAAAACGAATCTGCTGAATCTAATCCTAGTGATGAAGATGATGGTGGTGAATTGCCATTTTATCTTACAACAGATGATTACCTTTCCGTAGAAGAAGTCACGGCACTTGAAAGACCCGATCTGTTGAAATATGCCAGACATATCGGTGTAAAATTTAACTCCGGGATTCATACAAAACGTTTACAAGTCCTTGTTAATCAGTTCATAGAAGATTCAGTGAAAGGCAATGCTTAACTTTCAAGAGCAAGTGGCAGCAGATTTAGACGCTGTCTTTTTTAATGCTTCTGCTATGGAATTTGTCACCACTCATAAAATCCAAGGCATACAGGGTTTTGTATCAGAAGCCTTTGACTGTGATGTAATCGTTGATAGTGAGCGGTATTTTGAAAGAATGATAAAAGACAAGGTCGAAGGTGTAAGCCTAAATGGTCTTGTCTTTTTCATCAAAAAAGGCGATTGGACTGAAAAATTTAAGCATATTCCCAAAATCGATGCTGCCCTCAAATTTGATGGTAAGCAATATCTAATATCCGCAGTAGCAGAAGATATGGGCATGTTGGAATTTACTCTTGAAGCTGCAAGGGGGCGATAAGCGTGGCTGAATCAATTATCTTAAATATTGACACTGATGGAAGTATTGATGAAGCACTACAGGCTTTGAGAAATGTCCAAGGTGGTGCAAAAGAGGCAATTGTAAGAGCATTAAATAGAACATCAGCTGGTTTAAAAGAATATGCAGGAGAGGAAGTATCGAAAGTATTTGTGATTCCACCTAAAGGAGTAAAATCTCTTATGAAAGCCACGAGAGCCACTGTATCAAATACAAATGCAGTTGTAAGCCGTGAAGGTCCAGGGCTTTTTGCAAGCAAGTTCCCCTACGATGCAAACCAAGATCCGGGTGTAAGGGGCGGTCGTGCTGTTTATTTGCGTCCACGGCAGAGTGGAGGTGGGACGCTCTTAGATGCTGAGGGAAGTAAAAGCAAGGCTTTTGTATCGACAATGCGAAACAGTCGGACAGGGGTTAGAAACAGTCGTGGAAGTGTCTTTAGGCGGACTTCGAGTAACAGGATTCCCCTTGAAAAACCGTATGGACCAAGTGTACCTGAAATGCTTGCCGAGCCAAGCGTTCGGAGTGCAGTTGAGCAAAGGACACAAGCACGGCTAGTTCTGGAATTTGACCGTGAAATTCAAGCCCTTCTCAAAAAAAGTGAGGCAGCACAGTAATGAGTACCATAGTAACCCTGCATGATGGCATTTGTAACTTCTTGGAAAAAGAAGTAGCAGCAAAATTCACTTTAAAAGCTATAGATATAGATGGGAATAAATCGTTTAAAAACCCTCAAGTCGTGCGCTCTGGCTTCCTCTTGCCAAAAAGTATTGACAGTGAGGAGAGCAAAGACGAGGAGTTCCCATTTATATTACCCCGATTACGCAGAGCAGAAAATGTAAAAAACGTGAGGGAAAGTACAGTTATCTTAGACGTGCTTTTTGGTGTTTATGACCCTGGTGTTTATGATAAAAAAGGAAAGCTGGTGGATGACGGAAGCGGCTATAGGGATTTATGGAATTTAATTGAATCCACTCGACAAGCCATTTTCGCCACCGTAACAATTGACAAGAAATATAGGGTTGTAGAGGATTTCTTTGAAGCAGAAATGTTTCCAGAGCAAATCTACCCTTATTGGGAGGGTTGGTGCCGTACCAAGTGGAATATTGTCTACCCACGACCTCAACGGGAAAAACATCTATTTTAGTAGGAAGGAGCAAGACAATGAGCAAAAAAGCTGAAAATGCTACCAAAGATACACTAACAAATGAAGTTGATGTTAAAACTAAGAGAACAACTGGACAGCAACTTGAATCAGAAAAGAAGCAGAAAAAAGAGTTCCGCCAAAAAACACGGCAAGCGGCAAGAACTAAAGGTAAAAAACGGTTTATTTATTCCGGTCCGTATGTTACAGGCGGTGCAATTATACCCGGTGGAATCTATATGGAGATTCCAGAAACCCTGAATGACATCATTGAAAAACTTCCAGAAATTAAAGACTTGTTTGTGGAAGATAAGAAATATCCAGATTTCAAAAAGGTCGTAAAAATCCAAGGAACTGAGCCACATAGGCTTTATCACTATGTAGAAGAATCAATTAAAAAGGGGGTATTGAACAATGCCAGCAAATAGACGAGGTATTTTCGTCTCAGAAGATGATACACCTATTGTTCCACCTGTAAGCGTAAGTGCAAGTTTGCCTGTAGTTTTTGTTACAGCCCCAATCCACCTTAGTGAAGACCCATACAATATAACTAACGAACCCCGTTTGCTGCATACAAGCGGTGCAGCACGTCGAGAATTTGGTTTTAGCATGAAACCGGAGATTTGGGATAACTATACTGCACCACAAGTTATATTTTCGCAATTTAATTTATTCGGTGTATCACCATTAATTATGATTAACGTACTTGACCCCTATATTCACTCAGTTGATGAAGTAGGCGTAGAGGTTGCACTCAATAGATTCTCCGGTATATTACAAGTAGATGGTGTATTAATCGACACGGTTGAGATAGACGGTTTTGAAGAGGATACACATTACACCCTTGCATTTAACCGTGACGGGTTTGTTGTAATAAATGCAAAAGAAGGTGTCATTGGTGGAATCTCCGAAACTCAAAAGCTTACCGTTTCATATACACGACTAGCACCGGAATTGGTTGATGAATATGATTTCATCGGTGGAGTTGATGTCCTAACAGATAAAAATTTAGGGTTAGAAATTGTCGGTGACATATTCCCACGTTTCAGAGTGATTCCGGGACTGCTACTTGCTCCTAAATGGTCTGGCAATCCAGTTGTAGCTGCTGTTATGGAAACTAAAGGGGCAAACATCAATGGTCACTTCCGATGTATAACCCTTAATGACATGCCGACTATGATTGAGGGCAGTACACAGGGAGAGTTAGTTCCACATAGATATCAAAATATACCTGCATGGAAAAATGATAATAACTATGTATCAACACGGCAGATAAATCTTTTTCCAATGTTACGTCACGGTAATCAAAAATATTATTTCTCTACACAAATGGCAGGACTTATTGGAAGAACCGATTTTGATAATAACGACATTCCATATGAGTCACCATCAAACAATAATCTGCGTATAAACGGTGTTTGTTATGAGAACGGTGTAGAAATTGTTTTAAACAATGAAAAAAGTACATTTCTTGCTAATCAAGGAATTGTATCTGCCGTTAATTTTACAAATGGCTGGGTAGCTTGGGGTAACCGCACGGGTGCGTTTCCAAGTACAACAGATGTTAAGGATGTTGTTATTTCAATCAGGCGTATGTTTGACTGGATTGGTAATACTCTTGTTCTTACACATTTTAGCAGAGTAGATAAACCAATAAGCAGAAGACTCCGGGATACCATCATTGATAGTGCAAATATATGGCTCAATGGTTTAGCTGCACGGGGCTTTATTCTTGGTGGTCGTGTAGAACCTCTACAGGAAGATGATAATCCTCTAAATGATTTACTGGACGGCATCTTAAGATTCAGAGTAAAGGTTTCACCACCACCGCCATTTGAGCAGGGCGAATTTATATTACAATATGATACTAATTATTTATTGACATTGTTCAGTTAGGAAGGAATAACGCATGAGTATACCCGATAAATTAACAAATTTTATCTGCTATGATGCAGGTAGTGAAATGCTGGGAATTGTGAACATTACACTTCCTACTCTCAGCTACATGACCGAAAGCATGTCAGGAGCTGGCATTGCTGGGGCTATTGACTCTCCTACTAAGGGGCATTTTCAATCCTTAACGACAACAATAAACTGGCGTGTAATATACGATGACAATGTCTCGTATTCTGCCCCAAAAACTTACCACTTCGCTTTCATGGGCAATATTCAATCGTATGATGAGGGCAGCGGTGAATACAGAGATAAGGGTATAAAGGTTGTTACACGTTGCACTCCAAAAACAATAACGCTTGGCACACTTGGTGTTGCTACCCAATCAGGTACAAGTGTGGAGTATGAAAGTATTTATTTACTCATTACTATTGATGGCAAACCAATGGTAGAAATAGATAAAATAAACTTCATTTGTATTATTGATGGCGTAGATTATATGACCGAAGTTCGTAAAAATATCGGCAGAGACTAGGGAGGATATTATGGAACATTATGTATTAAAAAAGCCTGTCACATTTGGTGGGGAACTTATAACCGAAATACACCTCGATTTGGATGGGCTTTCTGCACTGGATCTTGAAAAGGCAGAAAGAATAGCTCGTGGACTTCTTCAGAAAAAAGAAACTATGAATGTACCCGAAACTAATAAAAAATACCAAGCCTGTGTTGCAGCAAAAGCCTCTGGTCACACAGTAGATTTTATTCGCTCCCTTGGAGGAAAAGATTACACCCAGGTATGTTTGCTGGTGATGAATTTTTTGCTGGATGGGGATTCGGAGGACGAGGGAGACACGGAGAGCAAGGGCAAGGCACCGGCACCGTCTGGAGAAATACCGACTTTGAAGACGAAGACGGACGCCAATACCCCTACCTAGATGGAATCCAGGATGATGTAAAAGAACTTCTCCGTAGCATTATACCTTTATCTGTAGGGACAAATACCAGTACACAATACTACAAAGCCCTCCCTTTGGCGGAGTTGCATCAAGAGATGAATATATACGCAGATTACGTTGAAGAACGTAACCAAGCCATAAAAAATCAAAAGCTTTAAAAATAACAAAGAGGAGGGTCTGCCGTGGCTGGTATTACATCAAAAGCATATAAGATTGCTTTTAACCTGGATGCAAAGATGGAAAAAGGCTTCGGCAAAACCTTTGATGAAGCTGAAAGTAGATTCACAAGCATCGGAAATAAACTTAACTCTTTAGGAAAGGGGCTGACGCTGGGCGTTACAGTCCCTTTGCTTGGGATTGGAGTTGCCGCACTTGCAGTTGGAGCAGATTATGATAATTCTTTAAGCAAGATACAGGCTCGTACAAATATGACAGCCGAGGAAGTTGACAAACTTAGTGCATCAATTAGAGAAATGGCTTTGTCTGGCGAGTATGGTATTTTTAGCGCACGGAAAATAGCAGATGCCTATGGCAGTGTTGCCGTGGCAGGGCAAGATGCCGCATATGGTACGGCTATAATGCGCTCCTCAATGGTTATGGCAACTGCCACGGGAAATGACCTCAGCCAGACCGCATACTTTTTAGGGAATTATCTTCTCAAGATTGGTGCAGATGCTTCGGAATCTGAAAAGTATATAAATCTATTTACTCAAGGGATATTAAATACTGGTATGGGCTTATCTGACATGCAAAATTATATGTTCCGAATGACCCCTGCATTTGAGCAGATGGGCTCATCAGCAGAAACAAATGTGGGAATAATGACACGCTTATATCAAGTAGGTGTACGTGGTGCAGCCTTGTACTCTGGAATGGGAACAATTATATCTGACTTTGCTTTAGGTGGTAACATTGCAGCAGCCGCAACGGAGCGTTTTGGCGTTGCCACACACTATGCAAATGGAATGGCAAGAGCAATTGAGGATATACTTTTTGACACTGCAATTGCTATGCGTGATTACGGAGACCAAGCCGAAGTTGGGCGATTTAAACTAGATAACCTAAACCAATCACAACAAGCTGCATGGTTTGAATTTATGCGAAATGCAGAACTTATCCAAAACGAAGTAATACCAGGTTTTTACGAAGCCACTTCTGCCATAGAGGGTACAGGTGTAGCTTTTGACAAAGCAGCATTACAGCAAGAGGGTATGAATGGGTCAGTTCAACAATTACGGAATTCACTTGAGGAAATAATGCTCCAAATAAGCGAACATTTGCTTCCACATGCTATAAGATTTGTTGATTTTATCGGTGTTTGGATTAATCGTTTTGCCAGTCTTGATGATGGTACGCAGCGGATTATATTGAGGCTGGCTTTAGTTGCCGCTGCTGCTGGACCTGTGTTAATGGTTATGGGTAAGATTGTAAAGTTTGTAGGCAAGGCTCACGCAGCATACAAAACATTTACAGGCACACTTAAAGCCGTAAAAACTGCAACCGAGTTAGTCAGTGCTGCGCAAGCGGCGAATACAACGGCAACAAAAGTTAATACTGCCGTTGCCGAAACTGCAAAAAAAGCAACTGCCGCAAGAAAAGCAGCTACGGTCGCAGAAACAAAAGCCTTAAAACTTGCCTCGCAAGCTGAAATCGTCAGAGCACAAGCAGGTGCCGGAAGTGCAAAAGCAATAGCCGCTGCAACCAAGGTAGAGCAGGCAAGAACAGTGGCAACCCAAGCCGCAAAAATAGCAACCAAAAAACAGATAGCTTTGGATAAAATCCAAGCAAACGCAACCAAAGTAAATACTGCCGAATTAAATGCTAATACGGCATCCCAAAAAGCAAATGCTCTGGCAGCGTCAAAACTTGGTAAAGCATACGCACTTGCATTAAAGGCAAAAACCGCTTCAATAGCTGGGCTACAAGCAAAAAGCGCAGCCCTCGCTGCTGTAACTGTAAAAAGTAAAATTTTAGCAGGTGGTCTTAAAGGTTTATCTGTTGCCTTTAAAGTAATGAGTTTGGCAATTAAAGCTATACCTATTTTTGGATGGATTATTGCTGGTGTAACTGGTGCAATCTTAATTGTTACAAGACTTGTACGTTGGTTAAACCGTGTAGGCGAAGAATACCAAACTGTGGGTGAAGAAGCTGAGCGACTTGCTGACCGTCAAGAATCGTTGGCACAATCATCTACAGAAGCCGTAGAATCTTTTAACCATGAAGTGCGTGTTTTGGAAGCAAGAGCCGAACAATATGAAGAATTAGCAAGTTGTATTGACCATGCAACAAGTATGTATAATCTACATCGAAATGAAATTAACAGAGTCAGCATGGAATACACAGAACTTGGTCTTGGTCTGGAAGATACTCGTAGCCAAATAAGTACTATTGAAGCAAAACTTGCTGATGGTTCAAATCGAAGAAGACGTGATACAAGGGCTTTAGAAGATGCACTTGATAGTTTGCGTGTAACAGAAAATGCATATGTTGAGGCAATGGAAGCTAATAGGCGTATACAAGCAGACTTTGCTTCCGGCATTGAAGTTCATGCTGATGTATTGGCAGACCTCGAACGTCAACAGCAAGAAGCAGCGGCAGCTATGGCAGTTGCAACTGCTGAAATGGAAGAGCAGATGCGTAAAGTTGAAGAGTGGGAAAAGGCACAAACTCAAGCCCTTGACCGCATGAACGCATCTTTTGAAAATTATAAACGCTTAACTACCAATGCATTTAGAACTGTAACTGAAAATGCTGCAGTTTCTGTGGCTGACTTGACAAACAACCTAATATCTAATGCTGCATCTATTGAAGAATGGAGTAAAAATATAGCCACTCTTACGGAAAGAGGGTTAGATGAAGGGCTTATTGAGCAGTTACGTCAAGCTGGACCGGAAGCGGCCGCAACCGTCCGTGGACTGGTAGATGCTTCATATGAGGAGTTAGATGCACTTAATGAAGCTTTTTCAGAATCTACTCGTGTTGCTGTTGAGTCTATGCAGCGTGAACTTGACCCGATGGGTGTGGCAAATTCTGCTGAAGAACTTATTGACCATGTTGCAGTAGCTATACTTGAAAATCAAGCTATGGAAAATGCATTGATTGACAAAGTCAACTCTGGCTTTGCTGTTTTCAGTAATTCCATTGATAATGCTGGTTTTGATGATGCCGGTTATAACATGACACTTGGTGTAGCGCAGGGCATTGATAATGGAGTGATAAACATTGAAAGGGCTCTTGTAAACGCTGGAAACAGAGGCGTAGCAGCCTTTGAACGGTCTATGGGCATTAATTCACCGGCAAAGCGTATGACGCCATATGGCGGATACACGGTTGATGGTTATACTGGCGGAATATATAAAAAGGCTGGAGATGTTGAAAAAGCGTTTGAGTGGATTGGTAATTACGGTATAAGTAAAATGCCGAATATTACCCCCAATATAAAACTTCCCAAATCTTTAGGACGAAAATCGAATGTAACACCGTTCCCCAGCAAGTCAAATGCGTTTACTGCTCAAACCTGCTTTAGCCGTTATAATCATCTGAACGATGATAGCAGTGGTGGATATAATACTCCAATTCCTGCAGATACGATAAAAAGGATTGAAGATGCTAACTATCATCAAGGTGGAGATGTGTCAGTCAATTATAATCCTGTTTATAATATTCAGGGTGGAGGACACAGTATTGAGGAATTAAAAACTATGTTTGACCAACTTAACAGTGAAGGTGAATCCAGGTTTAAGCAACTAATTCTTCAAGTTATGTGTGATGAGGAATACAGAAAGGAACGGTTGTCAAATGCGTGAGTATGTAACGGTGCAAGGCGATTTATGGGATAGTATTGCACGACAACTTTACGATAACGAAGCCCTTATGCATATTCTCATTGATGCAAACCCTCAGTACCGCAATATTGCTGTATTTCCTGCAAATTGCATATTAATTGTACCGGAAATTACAAGGGCGGTTAGGGTGACTTGGCCACCTTGGAGAGTTGGATAAATTACTCAAAAAAAGCGTAAAATATTTTTTATAAACCTCTTGACGAATGATATCACATATGATATTATTGCATCAACAAGGAGGTGAGTAAGTGGCAAGCGCAAAGAAGTTAATTGACAAAATGCAACGTCAACCACATGGTATCCGCTATGAGGAAGCTAAAAAGGTATTAGAGAGTGTAGGGTACAAGGTCACATCAAAAAACGGCTCTCACAGAAACTTCCGAAATGCGGATGGAGACCTTCTAACACTAAAAGAAGAAACTCCAACAATAAAAAAACACTATGTGGACAAAATTCTTAGTAGAGTTTGAGGCTTAAAGCCTTTACTTTACATGCTTGCCCAAGCGATATGAAAAAAGATTTGAATTATTACATGTCTTTACCTTACAGTAAGGTAGTTACATTTCTTGATGATGAAAGCGGCAAATATTATGTTAGCGAAGTTTTGGAACTTTCCGGGTGCAGCAGTACCGGTGATACAGAAGCCGAGGCATTGGTAAGTTTGACGGAGGCAATGGAGGGCTATTTACAAACCAAAATTGACTATTCAGACCCGATACCGGAGCCAGTAACTACAGAAGGATTTAATGGAAAATTCCTGCTACGCTTGCCGAAAACACTTCACAGGAAATTAAGCTATGAATCGCAAAAAGAAGGCATTAGCCTCAACCAGTACGCATTATACAAATTAAGCCAATAGAGCCACCGAAAGGTGGTTTTTTCTTTGCCGCAAAGGTGGTGGTGTCCGATGGCAAAAGCAAGAAGAGCAGAAGCAAGTATTCATTACAGAGGACGAAATATTTCTCACCATGTAATGAATTTTTCATATACCGATAACTATGACCAGACTGATGATTTGAGGATTTCTCTTTCAGATCGTAATGAGCGATGGATAAATGACTTCTTTCCTGAAACAGGAGAAACATTGCAAGCATCTATAAATGTCTTTGATTGGAATCGTAATGGGGATAATCGTACATTTAATCTTGGCTCATTTGAAATTGATGATATTGATTGGGATGGTGCTGTTTCCATAGGTGCAATCGCTGTGCCGGTAACAAGTAGTAGTCGAAGTGAAAAGAAACATCAAACATGGAAACAAGTTTCATTATCAACAATAGCAAGAGATATTGCCGGTAATGTCGGAGTTTCGCTTATGTATGACACTAATATTAATCCCTTTTATGATGTTTCCGACCAAATCGACAAATCTGATTTGGAGTATTTGGCGGAACTATGTAAGTCTGATGGGCTTTGTTTTAAGATTACAGACGGTCGTTTAATTATTTTTGAAGAAAGCAAATATGAAGCAGTACCACGAGTTGCCAAAATTATAAAGGGTAGTAGCAATATCATAGGAAAGCCTAGATTCAGGCGTAAAGCAAAAGATGTATACAAAGCTTGTGAAATATCTCACTATGACCCAAAGACTGATAGGCTTTATAGAGGTTATTTTGAAGCCCCAAACATAGGTAATGTTGGTCATACACTCACACTACGTGAACATTTTAATAGTGAAGGTGATGATATAGGCCTTGACCGCAAGGCCAAAGCACGTTGCCGGGAGAAGAATCGAAATGAGTGGACTTGTGATATAACCATGAAAGGTGACATCATTTATTTCTCAGGCACAAATGTTGAGTATGAGGGTTGGTATCGTTTTGATGGTAAGTATCACATTACAAACTGTACTCACAATATAGGAAGCGGTGGTTACACAACTTCATTACGAACCCGTCGCTGTTTGGAGGGGTATTAATGCGTGATAAATATAGCGATTTAATTCGTGTAGGTAAAGTATCATCTATAAATTATGAGAAATGCACTGTTCAAGTGGTTTATGAAGATAGGCATAACCTTGTTTCCGGTGATTTGCATATCCTTGTGCCTTTTACTTTAAAAGACCATGTCTACTATATGCCTGATATCGGTGAAAGGGTACTTTGTATTTTTGACCCATCATCACCTACAAAGGGATATATTGTAGGCTCATATTATGCAGACATTAGACTACCACCTATTCAAAATAGGGATAAGCGGTATGTTAAGTTTGAAGATGGAACTGTTATTGAATATGACCGTAATGAACATAAGGTAACTATAACAATCCCGGTAGCTTCGCAGGGAGATTCATCTATAGAGGTTTTTGCCGAAAGTGATATCAAAATAAACACCAATGGAAACGTGGATGTTAAATCAGCAAAAGATGTTAGTATCGAAGTTGCTCAAAACATAACCATCATGGCTATGCAAGATATAAATATTAAATCGGCTACAAAAATTACTATGGATGCGCCCGACATTATTTTAAATGGTAATATTCAGCATGACGGGAATATAACTACAGGCGGAACTCACACAGATAGTGTCGGCTCACATTGCTCATGTTAGGAGCGTGATTTTATGCTTGGTGCAATAGGTTCAAAAAGTCTAAGCGATGTAATTTTATTTGAGGTTTCAACAGAGCGAGTTTTGACATTTAAAAATATGGTAAGAACCAACAATGTACGGTTTGCAGTAAATAATACCTTGCTTAGAAAACCAATTAGTCAATACGTGGGACCCAGCCTTGATAATATCAGCTTGACTATTACTCTTGATGCACAGTATGGCGTTGACCCAAAGGTAGAATATAATAAACTAATCCGTATACAGCGTGATGGGGCGTTGGTTTCTATTGTAATTGGAACTACTGCGTTCGGTACATACCGGTGGCGGATTGTTAACCTAAGCATTCCAAAAGAACTAATCGACAATACAGGTTTTATAAGAAGGTCTGTAGTTAATATTACTTTTGAAGAATATGCAAGGGGGTAGTCATGAACGAGATAAATCATACGGTTATGGGGATTGATTTTCGTCAAATAAATATGTTTCCTAAAACTGTGCATGAGGAAATTTTGCAAAATGTGATGATGCTTTTACTTACGATAAAAGGCACAGTACCACTTGACCGTGAACTTGGGCTAACCAATAGTTTTATAGATGACCCTTCCCCAAGGGGAATGATGCAGTTCGCTATTTTCGCATTAGAGACAATCCAAGACTATGAGCCAAGGGTAGAGGTAAGTGAAGTTGATTTTGCACCAAGCCCAGATAGTGTACTTGATGGTCGGCTTTATCCAAGAGTGAAGGTGAGGATATTAGATGAGTACCTTACTTAAAAATTTACCTAACATAAGTTTTGCAGAGAAGGACACGGATTTAATAGCAGCAGAGGTTATTGCACGGTTTGAAAAGGAAGTCGGCAGAACTTTATTTCCTGGTGATCCATGGAGGCAAGCACTTTTGACTGTGGTTTACTATCTCTCTATGCAAAGAAGTAAAATAGATTTTACAGGAAAGCAAAATCTGCTGGCATTCTCAGGCAATGGTTTTATAGAGCATATTGGAGCTTTAGTCCTAGGTGAAAATGCTCGTCTTGAACCAAGAGCAGCTATAACTACTTTAGAGTTCACAATAAGTCAAACAATGCCGGGTAGTATTATCATTTCAGCCGGAACACGTGCTACACCAGGAAACAATCTTTATTTTGCAACAACAGAAGATGTAGAAATTCCTGCTGGTGAGTTGAGGGTGGAAGCTCGTGCTGTATGCTCTACTGTA